TGACCGCTGCGACGGTTTGCCGGTCGAGATCGTGGTCGGCGATTCGCTCGAGGTCGACTGGCCTGAGCCGATCGGGCTGGCGTTTCTGGATTCGGGGTTTTCGCCGGTGCGGCGGGCGGAGCTGCGGCGGGTGAAGCCGCTGCTGGCCGGTCTTGGTGTGGTGGTGGTGCATGATACGGCGCCGCATCTGATGGGCCGGGCGGTGCACACGGAAATGGATCAGCTCGGGTTGGCGGTGGTTGCTTTGAAGACGCCTCGTGGCGTGACGATCGCTCAACGATGAGGTCGCTGTCGATTGCGGCAGTCGGATGGTTGGCGGTCGCCGGCGGGGCGGTGTGGCTGGCGGGTGCGGTGGCGTTGCTGGTGTGGGGTGCGGCGACGATGCTGGTCGGGTTGTTGGTGGATTGGGAGAAGGCATGAACCTGATTACCCGTCTTCGCCGCAACCAGTCCGCAACCGGCGAGCGTGACCTGTTCTCGGATTGGACCGGCTACGTCCAGTACGTCGCCAACGGCAACACGTATCTGGTGCCGAACACGACAATCAACGGCGTCAAGCAGCCGCAGGTGGCGCCTGATTTCCCGTCGCTGGTGCAGCAGGTCAACCGGTACTCGTCGGTGGCTGAGGCGGCCGTGTCGAAACGCTCCGCCCTGGTATCCGAAATCGACTTCGTGTGGCAACGCCCCGATGAGGGCAGGTTCACCGCTAGCAATCTGGCGAAGCTTCAAAGCCCGGCGCCGGACATGACCCGCCGGGGGATGCTCGCCCTGATGGAAATGCACGCCTCCTACGCCGGCACGGCGTACGTGTACGACCAATCGCAAGACCCCCAGACGGAGAATCGTGGCGGTCTGCGTGTCCTGCGCCCCGACCTCGTCGACGTGATGATCGGTTCCGACCAGAACCCCGACGAAGCGTCAACGCAGCTCGACGGCGAGATCGTCGGCTACGTGTACTGGCCGAACGGCCGCCACTCGACCGGCGTCAGGTTGGACGCCGACATGGTGGCGCAGTGGGCGCCGGAGCCTGATCCGCTGGCGTGGTGGCGTGGCCGATCCTGGGTCGCTTCAGTGATCCGCGAGATCGCCCAGGACTATCAGGTCACGTCGTACGTCGACAAGTTCTTTGAGAATGCGGCGACGGTGAATATGGTGTTGAAGACGCCGCCGCAGGTCACCGACCCGACCCAGTTCAAGGAATGGGTTGACGCCTTCGAGGACAGCCACTCGGGTACTCGGAATGCGTGGCGGAACATCTACCTCGGCGCCGGTGCTGAGGCCATGCCCGTCGGCTCCAACCTCCAAGACATCGCCCTAAAAGACTTGCGTGGTGAGGTCGAGTCTCGGATCGCCGCACGGTCGCAGGTGCCCGCAACGATTCTCGGTGTGCCGTCGTCGGCGGTGTCTGGCGGGTCAGCGCTGAACGCCGGCAACTACCTGCAAGTGCGCCGCACCTGGGCGGACACGTGGTTTAGTCCGTATGCGGCGACGTTGTGTGAGTCGTTGCAGAAGCTGCTCGATCCGCTCCCCGAGGGTGGGCCGGCGACGTTGTCCTATAACCCGGCGTCGATCACGTTCCTGCAAGAGGACGAGCGTGACGCCGCCGATATCGCCCGGGTGCGGGCCGAGACGGTTGCCCTGTTGATTCGTGAGGGGTTCACGCCGGAGTCGGCGATCCGGGCGATCGAGTCGGACGACATGGCGCTGTTGGAGCACACCGGGCTGGTGTCGGTGCAGTTGCAGCCGCCCGGCAACACCATCGACGCTGACGGCCTAGCAGAGGCGCCAGAAGCGACGGACAGCGACGCCGACGCTGACGGGCGACAGGAAGTGCTCGACCTGACAGTGGCGGCGCAGCGGGTCTATTTGGCGGTGGTCAACAAGGTGCTCACGCAACGCGAAGCCCGCGAAATCTTGAACCGTCTCGGCGCTGGGGTTCCTGTGGATGAGCTGCCGCCCGAGTTGCTTGATGGGTTCAACGCTGCGCAGGCCATGCCGGTCGATGACGAAATGATGACACCCCCGGAGGGGACACCTGATGAGTGATGACATTCTCAGGCGCACCGACGAATACACCCCGGTGGTGTCGCTGCGTCTCGACGACACCGACGGCGACGGCCGCACCGTGATCGGCTGCGCCGTCCCCTACGACCAGCCAGCCACCATCAACGAACGAGGCCGCACCTACACCGAAACGTTCAAGTTCGGTGCGTTCACCCGCACCCTCGCCGAGCGAGGCGACCGGGTCAAATTCCTCGTCAACCACGACCGGCTCGAGGGCCTGATCGGCAAAGCCGTCGAACTGTGGGAAGAGCCCGCCGGGCTGATGGGCCGATTCCGCATCAGCGACACCGCCAAGGGCAACGACGTGCTGAACCTGATCCGTGACGGCGCCATCGACGCCTTCTCCATCGGGTTCGTGCCCGTCGACCACCGAGGCGACTACTCAACCGTCGTGGAACGCACCGAAGTGAAACTGATGGAAGTCAGCGCTGTCGGCTTCCCGGCTTATGACGGCGCAACGATCGCAGGTGTCCGCCAGACCAGCGGCACCGAAACTGATGACACCGCAGATCACGGTGTCGACGCCGCAGACCACGGCGACCCCGACCCGTATCCGGGTCTGTCACCTGCACAGCGCGCCCACCAACTCCGGGCGCTCGATCTGCGAAGGATTCGCTGAACCATGTCTACCCGAACCGAAATCACCGAGAACATCGCCTACGTGCGGTCCGAGCTCGAGGCGCTGAACGACGCCGCCGCCGACCGCAGCTTCGACGAGACCGAGCAGGCCCGCTGGGATGAGGGCAACGCCTACATCGACGACCAGGTCAAGGCGCTCGAGCGGCTGGACCGGCTCGACAGCCTGGCCGAGGTCCGCACCGTTGTCGAGCCCGACGCTCAGCCCCGCCACGTCCCGAACGTGAACCTGGGCCGCGCCGGCGACGTCGACTTCGACGCCCTCACCCGAGGCGCCCTCGAGCCGTCCGAGATCCGTGACGCTGCTCTGCACACCATCGAGGCCGGCGCCAAGCGCTACCGCACCAGCCCCGAGGGGCTCGAGCGGGCCGAGCACCTCGCCCGCAGGGGCGTCGCTTATGCCCGGCACATCGCCACCTACGGTCAGGACGTCTACGCCGACGCCTGGGCGAAGCGCATGAGCGGCCGAGACTACCTGCTCAGCGAGCAGGAGGCTCGTGCCCTTGCCGTGGGCACCGCTACCTCGGCCGGAAACCTCGTGCCCACCCACTTGGACCCCACGATCGTACTGACTAACGGGGGTGCGTATAACCCGTTCCGTCAGATCGGCCGTGTCGTGACGCTGCCGACCCCTGGGCCGAACACCTGGAACGGTGTGACCTCTGCCGGTGTGACTGCTTCGTGGGACGCCGAGGCGAACCAGGTTTCGGACGACAGCCCCGAGACGGCGAACCCGAGCATTCCGGTGTTCAAGGGAGCCGCCTACGTCGAGGCCAGCTACGAGGCGATCGAGGACGTCGCGAATCTTCAGTCGGAGATCGTGATGATGTTTGCCGACGCCAAGGACCGGCTCGAGTCGGTGGCGTTCGCTACCGGCAACGGCACCACCGCCCCGCAGGGCGTCATCACCGCCCTCGACGCCAACACCTTCGTCGAGGTCGACAACACCACCGCCGCCACCCTGGGCATCGTGGACCTCCACACTGCCTTCAACGGGCTCGCTGCCAGGTTCCGTGATATGTCGACGTGGGTGATGTCGCCGACGATCAAGGGCACCGTCGAACAGCTCGGCACCGGTCTTGGTGGCGCCATCATGAACGACATCGAGCAGGGGTACGGTGGGCAGCTTCTCGGCCGCCCGGTCGCCCTGTCGTCGTCGTTCCCCGGCACCCCCTCGTCGGCGACTGCCGTGGAAAATTGGCTTGTGGTCGGTGATTTCTCCAACTACGTGATCGTGGACAAGATCGGTCTGTCGACCGTCTACAACCCGGTCGTGGTTGGCGCCAACCAGCGTCCCACCGGCTCCGCCGGCTGGTATGCCCACTTCCGCACTGGTGCGGAGGTGACCTACTC